CATTTTAAACCTTTTTATTTGAAAAAAATAATTTATTACATTCTTGTTTTAAAGAATTTAATAAATCTTAATATTTTTGTCATTTATTTTTTTATTTTATTTTTTACCAAAGAAGTTCATAACGCTTTGGTTTCCTTCCTTTGCATTATTTGTTTCTCTCAAATACTTATCAAAGATTAATGTCTTCACTTCCTTGTCTCTGAGTTTTGATAACTTCTCTTCAAACTTCTTATTGTCTTCTATTGTCTTTCTAACTTCTGAAATTTCCCTCTTGAACTTGGAAATCTTAGTGCTCTTATTTTGCATTCGCCATATATCATCCAATACTAATCCAAACAACTGTAGCAACGGCTTCATTATCTGATTCGTTATATAAAACGAATAGTCTATTTGCAATTTGTTGTCTCTGATAAAAGTTGGCGTCTCAATCTTCTCTCCTTGGAGCGCCTTCTTGTTTGGATTGACTACATAAACAAATGGGATTCGGTCACCAGATGTTGGTTTATTACCTGGTTCTCTCTCTGCAATACGATCTGCCAACACTTTGTGAGCAATTTGCTTCGGGTTTTTGTAGAATGAACGTATTGATTTACTAATAATCAGCTTCTCAATTGGTACAGTACCTTCAACCAATTCCTGCAAACAAGTGTCAACATAATCGAGTGCTTTTTTGATATCACGGTCCTTCATTAGAATATCAATTACACCACCATATACGTCCTTTACAATCGGTGCATTGTCACGGCGTTTTAACACGATACCCATTTCCTTTCGCTTTCCCTTATTAGGGTCGTGCTCATACAAGATGCCAACATATCGCTTCTTTGATAAGAGACAGAATGGCAAGAATGTCTTCTCGTATTCGAAATCGTGTGGTTGTTTCAAGAATTTAGACACGTTATTACACGCTTCTTGTGCAATTTCAATGGATAATTCCAAGGCTTTGTGACCAATAATTTTTTCACCAGTTTCATTATCTGACACGTTAAATGTGAAGAATACACTGTCAGTATCTCCGTATACATACTCGGCATTGGTCTTAATTTTTCCATATTTTGTGTCAACTATTGCGTCTCCGTAACATTCTTCTACAACACGCTTCGCATACGTGAGCAATAGGCGTCCAGTTGCAGTCGTTGATGCAGCAATATCCGGCTCATAAAATGTACTCGTTTTGGCGCCTAACTGTCCATATAATGAATTGGCCGTCACTTTATAAGCCAATTGGCGCTTATCGAGCACGTTCTTGATGAAGTCGTCCTTTTCCAAAGGGATTAGCTTACGTGTATCCTTACGTGCCTTCAAGAGTTCTTGCAAAATAGATGGCATAATTGCCTTTTCTTCTTTGCCTTCAGCTGATGATAATGGTTGCGCAAACCGACACAATTTATAACCATTTTTAATCTTTTCAGCACGAGCCTTTGGGTTCTTTCTGTAATATCGGAATGTATCAAATCGAATATCAACATATTCGTAACCAGGCAAATTGTCGTATAGATATTTGTCAGGTTCGTCGGGATTCTTTTGCCCCGTCTCTGTCACCAAGTTGCCTGCTAAGTCATAGATTTTCGTCCATACTTTACTGCTAGGGCACAAATTTTCTGATAACATTGAACTCGGATATAGCGAAGCAAAGTCACCAACAGCAATTGGAGTATCTAGATATAAACCACATTTTGGCTCCAAAACAATGGCACCCTCATAACCATCATCTTTGGAACCCTTGTTAATAACTGGCATTAAGACTCCGTTTTCTCTGCACTTCTTCGCTACATAACTCGTAAGCTTGATGCCCTGACCTCTGAAAATTAAGAAGCTCATCGGAACGCTACACAACTTTGACATTTCTACCAAATCCGTTACAACATCCACCTTTGAAAATAAATGCTGAACTAAGTTGCAATCCTGAATACAATATTTCGCAATGACTGCACGAGCAGAAGGTCCCTCATTAGTCATTCTGAAAATATCTTTCGGCGACACATCGTCCTTTGCTAGTCCCCATTTTATGGCTTTCGCCTGCGGATTCTCGTGTCCTTGAATTTCAAACCAACCCTCTGTCTTGTTTACTTGTACAACTACAAACTTTGCACCGTCTTTGTAGTAATCCGATGAATGATTGATTTCCTCAAAGTGTATGTAACTCTCCACTTGTAGACCAGTCATATTAATGGTTGATATACGTGTATTACCATTATCACGCTGCTCCAACTTCTTGACATAATCGCCAATGAAGTGCCCGCCGACATAATCCAACTTATAAGAAGTTAAGTTCTCTGTTCTTCTGAACCAATTCAACATATCTACTTGCAGACGACCATTCATCTTGATAATGGATAAATCATATGTGCCGGATGCCAACGTAATACTGCTCTTATCAATCTCCATCTTCTGCGTTTTGTAGTCGATTGTTGCACACATTTCGTCTTTGTTCCTGGATAGTTTCAAAAATTCCTCAGCACATCCGAGCTCCAAAGACCTGCGAAACATAAACTCGTAGTCAAAACTAAATATGTTGTAACCAATGACAATGTCAGGATTTTCTCGCTGAACCAGTTTAGTCCACGCATTAAGAACCTCCTTTTCAGTATTGTAGGTCTCTATTTGCGAGTTATCGACCTTGCCTTCTAGCGAATCACAAGAATTTAGAGCAATGCAGTGGTTAAGATACGGTTCTTTCTCGCCATATCTGACAAAGGTGGAACCTATGAACGTGACCTTATCGCCTTCTAATGCCGGAAAATTGTTGCGTAGTGATAAGATGAGTTCGTTGATTTTGCCTTCACGGTCGAATTTCTTGTCACTCAATATGTCTACAATAGTCGACTGCTTGTTCTTATAAGATTCCGCACTCTTCATAATTGTATAATATTTAGGTTGTTCATCTTCTTCTGGTTCGCCGTCTGAGTCGGAATCTGAAGCATCGCCTTCTACATCTTCTTTTTCTTTTGTTTCCTTAGCTATGAATGCTTTATTTGCATTTTCAAACATTGATTCAATTAAATGCTCTTCATTGTTTGTATTTCTATCTCTAATTTTGGTTTTCAACCATTCTTCAATTCTTGGCTCCAATTCGCCGCTTGTCAATGGCAAACCCTTTGGGTAAACCAAATCAATTTGCGGCATTGGACTAGCTGATTGATTGAATGCAGTTTTAATAATATTTGACAAAGTTGTCTTACATACTTCAGTCGTAAAGTTTGCGCCAAACTTGTCAAAATAATCCACAATATTTGTTGCTAATTTTTTATACGATTTGACTGGAACTGGGAAGTCACCGTGACTACTACTGGCCTCAATATCAAAACTCATAATCTTGTAAGGGACACGGGTCTCCTTATCATTGAGTGGAATGATACTCTTGTAACCAATAGTGAATTCAAATTCGCAGCTAGTCGTCTTGTTTGAACCCTTGATTTCGAGGGTCTTTTTGCAAGGCAGAGCAATCCAACCAGAGGGACTGATTTCACGTAAATGGAAGAATCTGAGAAGTGGTGGAATGTTGGCCTCATAGAGCTCTACGTGGCAGTCCTTAAACCAGAGCCCTTGTGGTAACAATACACGCTCCTTCTCTCCGTCGTCATTGATATTGTCTTTGTACCAGAAATTCTTGACCTTGTTGTAAGCAGGCACATTGGCAAACTTAATTTGAATAAACCGGTGCAGCTTGCCAGCGTCAAACTCATATAATTTCTTTTTTTCAATTAATTTACATTCTACAATGGAATTCTCGTAATACTTCCCGACCTTTGCCTTCAAATGCGCAACAAATTGGTCTTTTACAGCTTTGGTCCATTTGTCTCCAACTTTCAAGAAGAAGAATGGCTGATAATCTTCTACTAATATTGACGCTTTCTGTCCTTCTTCATTGATACCAAACATTTGGATTGCAAAAGTGGACTTGTCCTTATTGAATGAACTGGAACCGTCTTCGTCTTCATCACTCGATTGATGCTGACTCTTATTATTATACACGTTGAACTCAAATAATTTAAATGTTCTGTCTAATGCTTGTGATGATGTCATTTTATTTCTGTATTTATAATTACAATTTCTTTGTTTATTTTTAATTCAATTTTATTGGGTATTAATTAATTAATTATTCAAATATTCAAATATTTAATTAATATTTTGCTTATTAAATGCAGCGCTAAATGCAAAAACTCATATACATTTTATTATCCTTTTGAATAAGGCACTTCTTGGTTCTTGGTTTGTTAACTTTGGCTTCTTTTGTTAGTTTGGTTCTCTTGCTTTTTGTTTTTTTTCCACCGCCATTTCTACTATTGGACATTGCGGCTAATGTATTTACTCTTGATTTGCCAAGGTTATTACTCAAATTACTATATTTGTCCAAATTATTATAAAGGGGTAATGTTTTATTAGCTAGTAGTGATTCTACTCCCTTCGTTTGTTCCTTTAACTTTGCAGTTACAGCTGTTTGTGCTGCCTTCGTTTGTTTGGCTGCTTCTTCTTCTAATGCTTTCTTTTGTTCATTTACATTTGTAGTTGCTGCCTCTTCTACTGCCTTCTTTTGTTCATTTACATTTGTAGTTGCTGCCTCTTGTATTGCATTTGTTTGTTTAGTTGCTGCCTCTTCTACTGTCTTCGTTTGTTCAGCTATAACTGCATCAGCTTTTTGGTTTATTGCGCCCGTTGTAGCAGCTGTTAAACTATCTACCGATAAAGGTAAGTCTGTTTTTTTACTCATATCACTCAGTTCTATTCCACCTTCTGCATTTTTACTTTCTGCATTTCCACCTTCTGCATTTCCACCTTCTGCAAGAGACTCTACGACATTTACTACATCTTGTCCTGTTTTACTAAGATCAGTAATAGCAGCAGCAACTTGCGCAACAGTTTCTGGCTGAATATTTTCTACACCCTCCCCAATCTTTTTCGCAACTTCTTTTATCTTTGGTTCAATTTCGGTTTGTTCAAATGTATAAGTTGCGCCTGCTACTCCAATAACTACACCCACGATTGCTACTGCTATATAAATAACTCCAGATATTGCCATATTGCCTATTTTTTGAAAAAAAGGAACCTTAGTAAGTTCATAAGAATCACCTGATGCTATTATTGAAGACATATGTTTATTTACTATATAATAAACATATTAAATAATTTGTATTTATACCGATGATATATTAACGCCTACGTCTTCTAGTAGTTTTTTTGTAATTTCTACCACCAGTAATACGTCTTTTATGACTAGACTTTCTCCTTTTACTAGAATGCCTTTTAGGTGTTTTCTCAAAATTTGACACAACTTCCATTTGTCCTATGTGACTCTCAATCCAATTCATAAAACAATCCACATCACGACGTTTATCATTAATCGAACTGTCTTCATAATTCTCTGTTTTGTCGCCCGAAACATAAAGTATTGTCGGGAAAGCATTTGGTTGCTTAATCTTATGAATTAGTGGCGCAAAATCTTTGTTAACATCTGCAATAATGAATTTATATGGTTTTTTCTTGCCATATTGTCCTCCTAAAGTATGTTCCAGTTTTGCCCATTCGGGTCTGGATGCAATGCAAGGACCACAACCTTCCATATAAATTAGCATAAATACAGGTTTGCCGCTGTCTATATATTTATTTAATTTAGCTGCTTTTGCAGCATTATTTACGTGTTCAACAAACATTCCTTATAATATAGGCAACGGAAGAAATATTATGTATTTTTATAATATATATAATATATAATTATGACAACAACCAACTCAATACTAACACTATTAATAATTACAGTTTTTTTAGGCAGTTTGTATTTCTATCTAAATTACGACACTTCTAAATTGTATGTTCGTGAAGGTTTAACCACAATGAATGGAGAGAACCGTTGTCCGAATGTTTTGATTCAAAAAGGTCCCAAATATTACTTGTATAATTCCAATATTGCCCAAGTACCCGGAGTAAATCCAATTGAGTTCAATAATTTAGAAGAATATACTGAATTCTTGGATTGGCAACGTGGTGCCGGAATACGCTGTCCTGTTCTATATGTCCAGAATACATATGATATACAAGGCAACCGAGTTTACAAGATGAGACCAAGTGCAACTGAACCCCAAGGCGGCTTGCCGCCAACCACACCAGTCCCTCTGCCGCTTAAATTCACAAAACTCGTTGACGCAAATCAGTCTGATGGTGCTTACAATAAGAATGGTTATCCAGCATTTGACCAATCATCTTATTATGTAGGTACACTAACACCTTTAGACCAAATCGAGAATTCCAATGCAAATATGTTGTATAGTGATAATCCGATGGACCCTAATTGGGGTGGTTCCAAATACACGGATGCTTTAGTTGAAGCGGGTTATTATAAGGACAATGAAGTTAATATTTATGTGCCTTAAATACTAAATTAATGTTTGTCCAAATTGGCGACAACATCATTCAAAGAGTGCTTTGAATTGTACAATGTATTTAATTCTGCTAATTTTGTTATAACTACGTCTGGTGTATCATCTGGATAAATTGAGTTCATTTTCATAACCATCAACTTGTTAATAATGTCGTGCATTGTTACAGCAGTTTCACCGTAATTTTTCTTGTAGTCCTTGTTAGTAGCGAGAACCTTGTTACCCAATTCTTCGTGAGTCGCCTTTAGTTTTTCTAAATGGTCACCAGACTTATCAGCAACTGTGTTGGGACCCTTACCTGAATTAGCGTTGCCACTTGAGCTCATATCAGTCATACCTTCAACACTTTTCTTACTTCCAAAATAACTGTTTGTGATTATCAATAGTAATATGAATGCAAAAACACCTAAGAACATATAATATTCCTCCTTCATTTATATATATTAGTTTTTATTTCCTAGATATTTTACAATAGTAGCAATTGTTGTTTTGCTTATTTTTCTTGATTTTCCATTGGAGTCTGTTGTGCTAATACCATTTAAACACTCGGGGTCATCTTGAATGCATTTGACCAGGTTTGGCAAATACTTGTACTTCTCCATAATTGTTAGTGCGGTTACAGAACTGATGCCTGGAATTTGACATAGCATAATTTCACCGATGTTTTCTTCGGTTATATTATCCTTCTTAACCTTCTTCACAACGGAGCAGTAGTCTTTGGACTGAGATTGCTGTTGTTCTTTTTCCGGTTCTAATTGTCCGGATTCTAAGTCCGGATTAGCAGAAACTGGGACAAAAGTTTTCGAAGATTTTGAAATATCGCTAAAATATGGTTGTTTATTAGTGTCCTTACCAATCTTATATGCCATATTGCACACAATGAACGCAGTCTCGTCCATACTCGTAGAACGCATTAGCGAAAAACCCTTGTAATAGTTGATTGAGAACATCGCAGAGTAAAGTGTCTGTTTATCAATTCGTTCCTTAAATGAATTGAATTTTGCTAAATCGCCTTCAATTAAATAGACAATATTGTGGTTATGGTGCGGCAAACCATTGAGTCGATATGATTGCTCCTCATAGCGACCATCTTTAATGCTTGCAGCCAAATCAGATAACGATTTGCGTTCCACAATTACATTATCAATTTGATTATCACCCTGATTAGTTGTGATAATAATATCGCCTAAAGGCAATGTACAGACTTCAATCTTTAAATCCTTGAATGCTGGCACTGCAACTAACAAATCTTGACATTTCTTTATTAAATCACGCTCTCTTGTGTCAATTTTTACAATCATCATTATTAATAATGTAATAAGTATCTTATTAAATTATTTTTTGGCAATATACTTAATTGCTAAATCTATTAGTTAATATTTTTAATATCGTCTAATAGCTCTCAAAGCAGATTGAGAAGGATTGGAAAAGTTACCTCTGCAAATTGAGTTAGCTCCAAATAGAGTATTTGTAGCACCAATCAAGTTCGGGTTAGAAGACAAAAACCAGCCAACCGTAGGGGCGAGTCCTGCCTTTTTATTTCCCCCACAATTAGGAAGATTAATAATAGAAGCAGCATTGCGAGCCATGCGTCCAGCGTTCATAAGCACCATAGTATATAATACAAAAACATTTTTATTTTTATAAATATAAATTTACTGACCTAAATATTTAAAAATAAAACCACCCGCTGTTTTTCTATAATTAGTAATTACACCCCGAATATTGGATTTACCTATATTTAAAATTTTAGTAGCTTCTACAATAGAATTAAACTCCTTAATCTTATTCATTTCTAAATCATATTGGACAATTTTTCTAGTATAATTATTTCCTAAACCAATTTTATATTTATGTATTTGATTTTCTTTATTTGTCACCCATTCTAAATTACTAACTACATTATTCAACTTATTCCCATCAATATGATTTACTTGTTCCTTATTTTCTGGATTATCGATAAATGTTAGTGCTACAATACGATGCAATCTATAAGTAACATTATCTATTGTTACAACATAATACCCTGCTAAACAAGGCTTTGCATTTTTTGCAATAATACCCGATGAGTTTTTAAATCTGCCTAAATTTGACACATAATATGCGTTAATTGTATTATCATTTATTATAACTTGCTTCCAAATTTCACCCTCTAAATCATCATTATCATTTAATAGTTCCCATTTATAACCATATGATGATTTTGCTAAACCATTAATGCAATTACCTATAGAATTTCTACCATTATGAGTATTTTTTGTAAGATTATTATTAAATGCCCATATAGCAGCATCTTCAATAGAATTATATTGTTCTAAAACTTCACTGGTATTACAATTTATTCGATTGATTGGTTTATTTTTATTATTTTTTATTTTAATATCTTGACATCGATGTATATTATTTTCTTTTCTAGTCATCCATTCTAAATTAGAAACTGTGTTATTCCCTTTATTCTTGTCTTTATGGTTTACATCACTTTTATTATCAGGATTGTCAATAAATGCCATAGCAACTAATCTATGAATTTTAAATGAATTGCGTTTACCATTTTGTGTTAAAGATATAGATTTATATCCTCCCATTTCAGAACTTTTTAATAATTTATTAGTAATTATGTTTTTAACATTTCCATAGTTACTTATATTGTAATTCGGATAGTCTGTTATATTTTTCCAAGTTTCATTCATTATATATGGTATATACTATATATGGAAAACAGCATCTAAGTCATTTTCAATTTGCATATATTCAGCAATTAAACATAATTCTAAACCTACTTAAAGACGACTGCACATATTATGTTATAAAATGGCATCAGACGCAAAACTAGACGACGATATTATCAAGACTGAAGATGGTCTCATTTTCAACCCTTATAATCCATTGAACACTGAGATTACATTGAGCGAAGTTCAATCTATTCTTACTCGATATGGATTGCCTACTAAAGTCCACAATATGGAGTTTTATCGGCGTGCATTCATACACCGGTCTTACACAAAGCGCCCGCATTTTGAGAACTTACAGCAGAACATTACGATTGTTGAAAAGCCGAGTGATTGTCTTCCTTTGAGCAGCAAGTCCAATGAGCGTCTTGAATACATTGGCGATGGGGTTTTAGAACTGACCACAAAATACGAATTGTATCGCAGATTTCCTAAAGAGGACGAGGGGTTTATGACTGAAAAGAAAATTGCAATTGTTAAGAATGAGAATATTGGCAAGATTGCTTACGAGATGGGACTGCATAAGTGGCTAATTATTTCTAGGAATGCTGAGGAGAAGAAGACACGAACCAATTTAAAGAAACTTGGCTGTTTATTTGAAGCATTTGTTGGCGCATTGTTTCACGATTATAACAAGATGGGCATTAAGGATGACGAGGGATGGTTTAACAATTTCTTTTGTACTGGACCCGGATTCCAAATGGCACAGAAATTCATTGAGAATGTATTTAAGAAACACGTGAATTGGACGGAATTGATACGAAATGATGATAATTACAAAAATATATTACAAGTCAAGATACAGAAGGAATTCAAAGTGACACCACACTATGTGGAAATAGAGCACGATGGAGAAGAAGGTTATAAGATGGGTGTCTACCTATGCTTAGGTCAAGCAATACATAACACAAAACCATCGAATGCAATCAATATTACAGATATTAAAACATTCAAAGCAATTCAAGAGAATTATGCAAAGAATGGCAAGATATTTGTATTTATGGGTTCGGGACAACATAAGATTAAGAGGAAGGCAGAGCAGATGGCGTGTATGCAGGCAATAGACTTTATTAAATTGAATAATGATTTTGGAGTTGAAGTTGCAATCCAAGAGAAAGAACAATCAAGTGAACGATATGAGGATGATAGTGAATAATTCCACCTTTGAAAAGGTGAAGCCAAACAAACTAAATAAAAACTCAAATTAGTAACATAAACGAACCAAATAGATTTTTTGGCTCCACCTTTTTAAAGGTGGAAAAGGAGTTGTAATTTTAAAATTTATATATTCAAATTATATAAGCGATGAAACCTTTAGAAAGATTAAAAACAATGTTAGAAAAAAAAGATATGGTTGGTCCAAATGTTGGTCTAAAAGTTGTATTAACTTCAAAACCAGAAGCAGCTAAACCTTTAACCGTTGTTTTGGAGGAAGATACTGGTTTAAAGGCGATTGAATATTTGAAAGGTTTGCAGCAACGTAATATGACAAAGGTGTCGGCTAAATTTCCTGCACCCAAGGTTTCAATTATGGAAGCTAAAGCACCTGTTCTTAGCGAATCTAAGAAGCCAAGTATTGAAAAACTTAAAGGCAAAGTTGGTTTGCAAGAGGAAGGTATTCAGGTAGAACTTATGCCAGAAGGCGGTCCGAGATTGGAAACTAAAGCAAAAGCAGCTGCATTAGCGCAAGCAGTAGAACAAGCAGTCCCAGTAGAACAAGCAGTCGCAGTTAAACCCAAGACTGTAAATAAACGAATCCCAAGAAATGTTATTCCACTGGGACCTGAAGCCAATATGGTTTTTGGTGATACTCCTTTGAAGGAACGATTACCGCCGCCAGTAGAATACGATGTCGCCGCTTCCAGTTACTATATGAATAACCGTGAAGTGTTTGTCAACTTCATTAACGGTCTATTTAATGAATACAAGGAGGACCTCCAAGACGAGAGTAAAAATATATCTTGTGAGGACATTGGCAAAGACACTGGCACAATTGGACTGCTTACTCATCAGAAGATTGTTCGTGATTATATCAACTTATACACACCATATAGAGGCCTTTTATTGTATCACGGTTTAGGCTCAGGCAAGACGTGCAGTTCTATTGCAATTGCTGAAGGCATTAAGAGCGGTGGTAAACAAGTGATTATTATGACACCCGCTTCTCTTCAACGCAATTATTTAGAAGAAATCAAGAAATGCGGTGACCTGATTTACAGGAAAAATCAGTTTTGGGAATGGATTTCAATTGACGACAATGTATCAAATGCTAATGCTTTGTCTGCTGTACTCGGTTTCAAAACAGTTGATTATATTCGCCGAAAGCGTGGCGCTTGGTTAACCAATGTGAAGAAACCGTCCAATTATGCACAACTTTCTACTACCGATAAGAAGAGTTTGAATGACCAAATTGACGAGATGATTCGACAGAAGTACCGTTTTATTAATTACAACGGTTTGCGCCGAGACAGTTTCAAGATGATGACAGATAATTTCAAGAATAATATATTTGATGATTCTGTTGTTGTGATTGATGAGGCTCACAATTTGATTAGCAGAATTGTCAATAAAATTAATAAATCAAGCAAGTTTGCTCAAAGAAAAAAGAACGATACGAACACATTGGCTGCTGAGCCGCTTGCAATCCAAATCTATGATTATTTAATGCGGGCTGAAAATTGCCGTGTTGTGTTGCTAACTGGAACACCTATTATTAACTATCCTAACGAAATTGGAGTACTCTTTAATATTTTGAGAGGCTACATAAAGACGTGGAATTTGCAGTTGAAGATTGAAACTAGTCAAAAAGTTTCTAAGGACACAATTATGAGTTACTTGGGAAATAATAAAAATATGGATTACATTGATTATAGTCCAAGCTCAAAAATACTGACCATAACCAGGAACCCATTTGGTTTTGAGAGTCTTATTACTGAGAAAAGTGGTTATCAAGGAGTGACAAATGAAAAGAAGGAACGAAAGGATAAAGTTAGTGGCAAGGTTACTTTGAGTGACCGTGGTACCATCAGTGATGCGGATTATATAAGAGAAATTGTTTACACACTTTCTAAAAAAAGTGATAATGGTATTACAGTTAACTCATCACCAAATGGTGTTACATATGAGGTTTATACAGCGCTGCCAGATACATATGATGAGTTTGCAAACCTATTTATTGACGACAAAACTGGTAACATTATTAATATCGAGAAGTTCAAAAAGAGAATATTAGGTCTCACATCGTATTTCAGAAGTGCACAGGAAGAATTGTTACCTCGTTATGATAAGAACTTTGATAAGCATCCAGTTTTTATTCCTATGAGCGACTACCAATTCAGCAAGTATGAGGAATATAGACAAGAAGAAAGAAAATCAGAAAAGATTAAGAAAGGACCTAAGAAAACTGTTGACAAAGAAGGCACATTTAAAGAACCGAGTTCAACATACCGTATCTTTTCACGTTTGGTTTGTAATTTTGCAATGCCTACACCGCCTGGGCGCCCTATTCCTAAGAATTTTAGGAAAAAGACCTTCGCAGAACCCATATTTGGTCCTGACGGTGAAGTAATAGATGTAAGAACTACAACTTACAGAGGTCTTGATGTGGTAGGTGTAAAAAAGGGCGACGAAAAGGAAATTGCTAATGTAAGAGAATATTTTCAGGATGCCAAAGAAAGAAGGGCTTTGGAGCTAGAAACGCAAGCAGCAGAAAAAAAGGCTTTAGAAAAAGATGTTGTGCCGGCTGCTAAGCAAGCGCCTACTCTTGTAAATAAAAAAGAATTAGAAAGGGCGCAAAAAGAACTTCAAAAGGCAGAAGAAAAGGCGCAAAAGGAAAGAGCAAAGGCTGAGGAAAAGGAAAGAAAGGAACAAGAAAAAGCGGAAGCTAAGGCATTAAAGGAAAGAGAGAAAGCAGAGGAAAAAGAGAGAAAAGCTTTAGAGAAAGCACTAGCAAAGGCGGAAAAGAAATCTAAAAAAGGTGGTGCTGGTTCTGATGATGAAGCCGAAAATGTGATTTGGAGCGGTGACGAAGAATCCGATAGTGAGGAATTAGCAGACGAAGAAGCTGAAGCAAAGGAAATTGGTGCTGAAGCGAAGGAAGGCTATCCTCAAGACAACGATGAAGAGTTTATCGAAATTGAAGGCATTAAAGATGTTGACGCTAGAGAAAGAGATGTTGATGAATTGGAAGGTGATGAAATATTAGACTCATATGGTGATGTTGAATATAAAACCGCAATTGCCCAAGCATATGCTGTAATTAAAAAATACAAATCGGACTTCTTGTCGCCTGAGAAGTTGGAAATATACAGTCCTAAATTTTTGAGAATGTTGCAGAACATTGAAGACCCAGAACACAAAGGTCTACATCTAGTTTATAGTCAATTCCGTTCTATGGAGGGCATCGGAATTTTTGCCCTCGTTTTAGAAGCAAATGGATTTGCACAATTCAAAATTAAGAAGACAGGTATTGACAGCTGGGAAATAAATATGAGTGAGGAAGATATGGGCAAGCCGACATATGCTCTCTATACTGGTACAGAAGAAGCTGATGAACGAGAAATTATTCGTAACATTTACAACGGAATGTGGGATAACATCCCGAATAATATTGCTGAGCAATTAAGACAGAGAAGTGCCAATAATGATTTGGGTGAGATTGTCAAGGTTCTTATGATTACATCTGCTGGTTCAGAAGGTATCAACTTGAGAAACACACGTTATGTCCATATTATGGAGCCGTATTGGCACCCAGTACGTTCAGAGCAGGTTATTGGCCGTGCTCGGCGTATTTGCAGTCACAAGGACCTCCCTGCAGAACTCCAAACGGTCGAAGTATTTATTTATATTATGGTTTTCACACAGAAACAATTAGACAGTGATAATGCGATTGAATTACGCATCAGCTCAATAGATAGAGGAAAGGTTTCACCTTATCCAATCCAAACATCTGATGAGAAACTATTTGAAATATCTAACATCAAGGAGCGTCTGTCATCTCAGTTATTAACTGGTATTAAAGAGGCCTCGATTGATTGCGCAACATATACAAAGTCAAATACAAAGGAAGGTTTAGTTTGCTTGTCATTTGGAAAACCATCAGTAAATGATTTTTCTTATAATCCGGACTTATTTAAGGACGAGAACGATGCAGTTTCGGCGGCAAATAAAGTGACAATTGACTGGCAGGCGAGACCATTTGAAGACAAATATGGCAAACAATATATGCTGCGTGTTGATAATAATCAAATATATGATTATGAGAGTGTAATGCAAGCACTGCGAATACCAGGTGTGCGTCCAGTATTGTTAGGCAAGCTGGTTAAGACCCGTGACGGTAATTTTGAGATTGTTCGGGATAAAGTCTAGGACTTAGAATAGGATATTATCATATTATTTTTTATAAAATTATAATATAATAGTTATTATGGATAAATCTAAAGAATATATTTTGGATAATGAAATTCCTACTATATCATTTATAAGAATAGGAGAATCATTAATGGTTAATGGAGAAATTGTTAATGAAGAATCAAAAGAAAAATCTGAAATTGAATCTAACAACGTTAAAAAATAAGGTTAATTTTATTGTTTTGAACCCACTATTTGTTTTACATTGCTAGACAACTCGGTCATCATTGCAAACAGTGTGTCAATTTTCTTATTCATATCATTTATTTGTAATTGCATATTGGGTTCTGGAGTTTTTATAGGTTCTGGCATTTTTTTCAACTTGTTGAATATGTTAGTTGGTATATTTATTACTTCTTGTGCTTGAGGTTCCATATATTCTTCAATCGTCATTGTCACATTGTTACCTTCATTGAATGAGACTTTTTTTGAAGGTACAATTAAAGAAGGTTCTTTTTCCAAATCATTCACATTCACATATTTGTGTTTCCTTTGACTAGTAACATTTTCTTGTTGTGGTTGTTGTTTTTCAACCCGTAAAGAAGTATTATTGGGTTTTAGCCATTCATCTGGAGTTTGGCCTGTGTCTGTATTCACATTTGCACTCATATTCATATTCGTATTAATTTGCTCTATATCAAAATTACGCTTGGCAATCGTCTCTGCAATCAGTGCCTCCATTTCCTTGATCTTACTTGTCTCTGCTTTATCTGAGAAATCTAGTTCTTTAGGTTTCTTAACAGTTACTAGGTTTTCGAAGTCGTTGCGTCGTTGGTTCACTTGTGTCTCAAACTCGGTTTGCCTTGCATTATGTATATCTTCAACCTTATATGGTTCTGAACTAACAACCTCATCACTAATGTTTATTAGTTTTACTGGCGGCTGTTGATTAATATTTGGAAACAGTCGGTTCACCGCTGCAACTATTTGCGTCAAAAATATTTTATTCAAATTCATTAATCCTGAATTTGGATTTGCTCTTGCTAAAAAGGGATTAACATTACTCTCAAATACGGAGCGAACATTAGCCGTTAATGATGTATTCTGGGTATTAATATTCAATTCATCTAATAAGACCTCCCAAAGCATATTAATGTTTTTGACAGTTTTAAACTGCTGTAAATTATTCAAGTTTGCATTACCAGCTATATTCATTTTGTTAGTTTATATAGAATAATAACTTACTATTTATGTTATTATTTTACTTATTTATAAATCTTCATTGTAATAAATCTTTCTAAACTGCTCCATATATTTGTCCTTTAACACGTGAGTCTTCAAATAGTGTCCTGTAATCTTGTCTTCTAACATATGGATTATAAAAAAGAGCGAATAAATTCCACATTCTGTATTATTATACTGGTGTTCGACTGGATAATTCTGGTCAAATTTGAAATTAATACGTTTATTACCAGGTAGCGAGTGTCCTTGTTCTATGACTGTTTTTACGAATTTCATCACTTGTTTTGGCGCTTTATCACCAGCACTATCAAAGAAGAAGATTTCACCCTTTTTAATATTGATAAACATAGATATCCAATGTTCGCCACTCTTGTTGTGAGGGTCCGTGTTAAATATGATACCAATTTTGTTCTTACCTTTCTTAATTTGTTCATCCAAATTGAAATGACACAATTCTTCCCAGACACATTCGCCATATAACAGATGTTCATCATAGTCAATTGGTGATGGACCAATAAAGTCAAAACAAGAATATGTCTTTTCATATTGGTTCATCACTTTAATAATATCAATACTAGATAGCCATTCATTTGGTTTCATTTTCCATTTTTCAGGCGACTCAGGTGAAAATGAGTCGAGCAACTCTTTCTCCATTTTTGTACCTTTTGTCATCTGTCGGACCCAGCACGACTCTTTGTTGCAAATATTTGCATAATAATTTTTGAGCATATTCCATATTTCTTTGGAATCATTTGTTGTAATTGGTTTGTCAGGGTGTCTTGCGTTCCACATATTGCGTAATTTATGAAGGTCGTCGTCAGTGTAACACGTATACTCTTTTACTTCGTTCTTTCCCTTTGGACTGCAATTTAACTTTACAAATGGCTTAATATTGGTATTCTTTGTCTTGTTAGTTTGTTTTGTTTCATTTATATGATGATGTTTATATCTTTTATGTCTTTTACGTCTTCTTGTAGTTATGTTATTCTTACTTTTTATTCTTCTTGTTCTCATATACATTACTGATATTTTTCTTTTCTTTAACATTTTGTTTTTTAATTTGATTTTGACTATATTTGACCTTTGTAAACCAATCCAATGGCAATTTATTGATATCTTCTACACCTTCTGAATGAACTGGTTTGCTCGATTTTTTGAAAACTCGTTTGGGTTTTTCTTCTAAGATTTCTTCTTCCTCCGCTTCTTCTTCTAAGCTTTCCGCTACGCTTATGACTGTATTTTCTTCTTCATCTTCTTCATCTTCATCTTCTTCATCTTCATCTTCTTCATCTTCATCTTCTTCTTCTTCTTCTTCTTCTAGGCTTTCCGCTACGCTTTCGATTGTATCTTTACTATCATTTTCAGCGTTATCATTTGACTGATTTGCTTTTATTTTCAAATAATAAACACTTTTTTCAATGAAATATGTAAAACTATTACGCACATCTTGTAAAAGGTCATCGGGTAATTCATCATTTAAACATTTGGTAAATAGTTCATTTATTTGTTCCTTGTAAATCTCCTTATCGCTCTTCATTGCATCTTGCTCTTTCTGCTTAATTTTATTATTCAACTTTTGTAATTGAGACTTACTAATTAAATAATTCAACGTAATTTGATTCACAAGGTCGTCTGACATTCCTATATTGTTAGTTTAAATTATTATTTATTAGTTTAACGAATAAATAATATTCATTGATTATTGATTTTTTTGTTGTGGTTTTAGGTTTTGCTGAGGTTGCGGTTGTGGTTGCGGTTGAGGATTTAAGTTTTGCTGAGGACTGCAAGTGGTCGGTTTTGTCAAGTCTTTCACGTGTTGTCTAGTGGCATTATTGAATAGACCAAACCCAATTTGTTCTGGGTTTGGATTCGGGTTAAACATATTGAACTGCTCTGTCTTAAATAAGTCAGGAAAAGGTTGCACAACCTGCTTATTATTTTGCCAATTGAATTTATACAGACTACTTTGACTAGACGGCACATAAGTTGCTTGGTCGCAATTCTGTAGTGCGTAAACTTGCCCCCTCAAATCTGATTCACAATTTATATTAGACGCAAACCCCGACCAAGGACCAAAATCATTCCCTGGGTTAAATGTATGTGAAACATTATAAGTAGCCTCTTGTTTCATCGGCACATTAATCTGCTTTCTAAAATCAATAACTGGTAGTGTAGCATATTTAGTAGATACTGCCCTGGCATCTAAATACGGTTGCAATGACTGGCTAGGTACATTTCGACTATATGTCCTAGAATTCATTACATTTGCTCTCTGTGATGCAGACCCATCATTAAAATCAAGTTCATTCATATTTATATATTTAAATATTATTATTTCTTTTATATGTTTAATTGTTTTATTGTTTGTTTTCTTTATTCGTTAAATATATAAATTACCAAATGTTTTTTTCAAAGGATATTCATAAATTTCAGACACAAATGTTTGATATTATTACAATTTTATCATTTGCGTTATATATTGCAATAGCAATTGGCCTCTCAGCAAATGCTCCTGAATATTTAGATGAACTGCAAAGATACACTAAATTGTATGTAAGTCTCTTTCTAATATGGCGATTCAATCCATTCCGACGAGTTACGTTCACTGAACTAGATGGTAAGATTGCATTTAGTGCTGGCATCTTCCTACTAACAACTACGGCTTTTGAACAGATATTGAAAACTTATCTAAAGGAAATTAAGGCCTTCTTTTAATCTTTTTCTTTTTTGGAAGCCCTCTTTAATGTCCTGTTTTTAAAACGTTTGTCTTTCTGCGTTTTTGTTTTGTTACTTAACAGCTGTTTAGCAATTTTATTGCGTCGATTAAAAAACATCTGAAGATGCTGTAGTATTTTTTTTGACAGTGCTGTATCTACTGATAACTCTTTTGTGTCTTTCTCTACATACGTGTAATTATATCTTTTCATAAAGTCCAAAATATACTCCTTCATTGATGTAGGGTCACCATTAGTAAGTAGACCACTCGCAATAAACCGGTCCACAATTGTTGTAAATGGCAGCTCGTGTTCGTAAGCCTTGACATTGATGTAATACACATTATCTTTACTCATCCCAGGGTGATAAACGTCATCTATAAAGCACACATCCGTAGTATCTGGAATCTTAGTGCAGCGCATAAGGTCAGAATGAGTCTTTGAATGAGTCGTTCTACAGAGCTCCACGTGTTTGCCATTGACCTTGTATGCGCCAATCACTTGGTCAAACAAATTGGGGGCTTCTGCTCTGTCTTCAAAATAGGTCTTAATTTGAACTGACCACTCATATGGTCCATTATTGTTCGTATATATCATTATTTTGTAACAATGTTTTGCCTTCTTCCTCTGCTTTAAATAGGTTAGTATATTTATTATATTTGGTCGTAAAAATTCCGGATACAAATCCAGTGTTTTATTGAAAAAGTCTTGATTTATATTGAAGTCTATATTATTCGTTTTTATATATCCTTTTAAAGCATCCCAAAACATACCAAATTCTGAAAAATATCCTAGGGTTTCATCTAAATCAAATACTACTATTTTGGAATTGCAAATCATAATATATATTGTGATATTTAATAATCAAAATTAAATAATCAAAATTAAAATATTGGGTATTATTAATATCACAATGTCCAGTGAACTAACAAATGAAGATTATATTAATATTTTGACCTACTATAAAATGGTCATTCCAAAGTCCAAGCGGCTCCTCAAGAAGCAGGCTGAAAATATTATGTCTGAAAAGTTATGTAGGTGCATCAAGAAGGTAAAGAAGTCAGATAATACAATTACTGAAGGGCAAGCCATTGGCATATGTAGTAAGACAATCTTCAAAAGAAAAGGATTTACCCGGGGTAAATTTAGTTGCCGGAAAAATAGGACTGTGAAATTTAGACATACTAACAAATAAATAAATAAATATATCTAATTAATGTAGTTTATATTTGATGACAAATAACGCAAATTATTATGATGTTATTATTGTTGGTTCTGGGATTGCTGGGCTTTACAGTGCATACAATATAAAACAAATGTCACCCAAGACATCATTTATGGTGTTGGAGAAATACAAGAAGCAGTGGATTGGTGGTCGACTCAATAATGAGGAGTTTTATGGCACAACTGTGGTAACCGGTGCTGGAATTGGTCGTAAAGAGAAGGATTATTTGTTAGTTGAACTGTTGGACAAGATGGGTATAAAGTATAGTGATTTTGACATTAATATGAATTACATTGTTAAGAAACGTGTTGCAATTGGACCCATTGTTAAAGAGCTTCGGCAAGAATATAGACGTCAATCTGAGCCAGTTACTACTTTTAGGCACTTTGCGAAGGGGTATTTAGGCGCCACAGCGTATAATAATTTTATCACAAATGTTGGCTATACGGATTACGAAGATGAAGACGCTTATCAGACGCTTTACAAGTATGGAATGGATGATAATTCTTCTGGCTGGACTGGACTAAGCATCCCTTGGCACCAATTGGTCCAGAAATTGGTACACACAATTGGCTCAAACCATGTAAGAGCATCTAACAATGTTGAAAGTATTGTCAAATTACAAGATAAACCTTGCTTGTTCGAACTAACAACTGAGAAAGGTGTCAAATATTACTGTGAAAAAGTAATAATTGCGACGACAATTACAGGCATTCATAAGTTATTGCCACAATATAAGCTCTATAATCAGATTAAACCTCAGCCTTTTTTGCGTTTGTATGCAAAATTCCCGAAGGCTTCGGCGTTAATTATGCGACAATTGGTGCCGACTTATACAATTGTATCTGGACCTTTGCAGAAGATTATTCCAATGTCTCTCGATAAAGGCGTTTATATGATTGCTTATTCAGATAATAAGAACGCACTAGTTCTAAAAGACCACTTGGAGAACAATGTCAAGAATAGGGAATTCTTTTGTGATTTGTTGGAGAAGACTTTGGGACTGCCAACTAACACATTGCAAATAACTGCACTATTAAATTTCTATTGGCCAGTTGGCACACATTATTATACACCATTGGACCATAAATCTAGAGCAGAATTTATTGAGAAGGCACAACATCCGATGCCAAATATGCTTGTTGTAGGTGAGGTAGTAGCAGTGAATCAAGGATGGACTGAAGGCGCACTAGATAGTGTCAAAAAAGTGCTGACCAAGGAATTCTTGAAAAGTGACAATTGTTAAAAAGTGTCATCGGTTTTGTTAAGTTGAATAAATTAACTTAACAAATATTTACAAATTATTTAGAGGACGTTCTCAATAAACAACCCAGCTCGATTTCTAAATTGGCCAAAATTTATTCCTAAAACATCTCTATAAAATCCATTACCAACACTGGTTCCATTTCTGGCATACCAAGCATAAACACGTCTACCTGAACCAGCTCCAGCACCACTAGAGCCGTTGGCAAGCATTGAGCCAAGTGTTCTATATCCATTGGACGCAGATATTCTGTAAGTTCTGATATTTCCGGTTCCTCCTCCCATTTATATTCTAACGCAATATAAAAATATATTTAAATTTTTGTATTTATCAAATTTATAGAACAGCTTTAACCAAGTAGTAACCATGGTAGCCAAGTGCAGCCATACCAAGCATTATTAGCATTTCAAAGAATTTCCTAGATGTATCAAGTCCAGTGTAACCAATATATACTAATAACGGACCAATGATTAGTGCATGAATATAATTTATCCAAGTACTTTGACCAGCTATAGTCTTTTTATATGCTAAATAAAAATGATATGCCATTACAAATACACCTAAACCTAACAAGAACGGAAACATTATTTTGGGTATACTTGTTCTCTTGATACCTACATATAGGAATAATGGAACTACAAATAAAATGTGGAACAAACTAACTATTGAATGTGCGTCTAATTTCATTATATAAATAATAGACACAAATATATATTTCTTAATATATTATAAATGAAGTTAAAAGCTTTTAAGTATTCGAATGTGCAACATCATATGCACGGTGGCAAGAAAATGACACACAAAGTCCATATCAAAAACGGTAAGGGATATAAAAGTGTCACACATTTAAGACACGGGAAACGTGTGCACCATTCTAGGAAGGCACTATCGTCTGCAGAAATGGGACTTATTAAAATCGGCAAATTTATTCCTGGGTTATTTAAGGATGTATCTAAGACACGAAAGCGTTAATCATCGTCTTCTTCTAAGCTTGTATCTGATTCTTCTTCTGAGCTTATATCATCATCTTCTTCTATTGCACCTCGGTTTGAATAATTTTTATTAGCTCTGGTATTTGCCTTTACTTCTTGTCTTGTTTTCTTCTTTAATTGCTCTTCTGCGTCTAAATGGTCCAGAGCACTTATGATAACCATTTCTTGGTCCGACAGTTTCTGAAATATCAGCACTTCATCCATTTTAAATGTATAATGGCGATGCATAAAATTCTTGCAAATAATTATCACATCGTCATCTGTTATTTTGATATCGCAAACTAGACCACATTGGTTTAGTACTAAATTATTTGGATCTGTAATACGGATCCATTTAATAAATGCACCTTGCTTTAAATCACCAATTTCGTCCACATACTTGTAACCCTTTAGTTTTCTCAAATAGCTGATTAACGTTTCATTGTCCAACATTAGTTCTTTCAAAATCTTCAAATTTAATTCCATTAGTTTTCTGGTTGTTAGATTCATTATGTTATCATTATTGACGTTATCTAACGCCTTTGTTAGTTTATTCATATCTAATTCGTTTTTATTCTTGGTTGTCATAATTTATATATTTAAATAAGTTTAAATATTATTTAAATATATTATAAATAATACTAATGTCATTCTCTTCTTGGATTAAAAAGTTTTTTTGTTGTTTTAAGCCCAAAACTCTTTTGGATTTAAAAAATGAATATAATGCGATGGATGATAATGAAGTCACTGTGTCGTTTAATACGTCACCACATAATAGCACTGATACAAAAGGATATAGCCTGAGTGATGAAATTACTTATAATGAAATATATAATAGGTAATTTTTTATACTGCGCTTTACAGTCGAAGACCACTTCTTTAAACCGTCGCTGCACTTAAAACAGTCGTATCTATTTCATAGATACTTACCAGCCGAATGCCGACCCAAATGACCCTCCTATCATATCATTTGCAGCCATAACTCCCATTCCTTCCATTCCCGGAGTCGCCGCTCCTACCAAAGGATTGCTATCCTGTTGATACATATTGTTGTAGTCCGGTTGCTGTTGAGTTGGAGGCAGTGAGTTGATTGCAGTGGTGCCAGGAGACGTCATCATCGGAGCAGTTGCAATTGCGCTCTGGCCTTGTGAAATCGGCTGTGAAACCTTCACATTACCCTGACCCTTCTTCTTCTTCTTTGCATCCTTGGGTCCCTCCCATAGCTCCATTATTCGGTCAACAATAATGCTAACTTTCTCACCCAACTTGGTCTGGAGACTGAGAATAATTACCAACATTGCTAAAATAATACTGGTTACATCAAAGTTGGCATATTTGACTCCGCTATACGTCGGAATAAATGTGATAATCCTGTGAATAATAAGTATGCCAATAAACATAATGAACACTTGGCCCAAAATTTCTGCTAAAATTTCAACATTTCCCTTTTCATCGTCTGCCTCGGGAACAAAACGTTGCATTACTTTATTCATAATGATAACAGGAACAAGTGCAATTGCCGCATATTGGACAATGTTCAACATATCATTTTTGGAGTCATCATTGAAATTGAATACGTGCTTAAAAAATCCAGGTTTCCCATTTGTCGACTTTGTTAATTCTTCTAAACTTTCCATATTCCTTATATAGGGTATAATAAGAAATAAAAAGAATAATATTAGTTAAAATGGTTCAGGTAAATGAATTCAATTAAAACAAGTTAAAAATAAATTGTTATTTAATCTATAAATAACAATGAACAGTAATAAAGAAGAGGAACAGTATTTAAATCTAATTCGGGAGATTTTAGACCGTGGTACTTGGGAAGAAGGTCGCAATGGTAAGACCAAGAGTATTTTTGGCTCTTCAATGCGTTTTTCTCTTGCAAACGGCCAGATTCCAATTTTAACCACTAAAAAGACTGCTTGGAAGACGTGTCTAAAAGAGCTATTATGGTTTGTTCGTGGCTCAACTGACAATAAGTTGTTGCAGGAACAGGGTGTACATATTTGGGACGGTAATACAACACGTGAGTTTCTGGATTCAAGAGGACTTAACCATTATCGTGAGGGTCTTATTGGGCCAGGATACGGGTTCCAGTGGAGGCATTTTGGTGGCGATTATGATTCTTCTACGGCTGGAGTTAAAGAAGGCGGCATAAAAGGTGTTGACCAACTACAGCAGATTATTGATGCTCTTAAAGACCCAGCGCAGCGGACAAGCCGCCGCTTAATAATGAGTGCTTGGAATCCTTGCCAATTAGACGAAATGGCGCTACCTCCGTGCCACATTTTGTGTCAATTTAACGTACACGACGGCAACAAACTCAGCTGCTCAATGTATCAACGCAGTAATGATTTTTTTTTAGGAATTCCATTTAATATCGCATCATATTCGCTATTGACACATTTAATAGCTAAACATTGTGGTTTAGAAGCGTATGAATTTATTCATTTTATGGGTAATTGTCATTTATATGATAATGCTATAGATGCTGCTGAATTACAAATCCAAAGAAAACCTTATCCCTTCCCAACTGTTTCAATTAAACAAATGAGAGAGAATATCAATGATTATCAAGTAGATGACTTTGAAATTCATAATTATCAAAGTCACGAGGCAATTAAAGTTGCAATGGTTGCGTAAACTGTATTTAAACGCGCTGATTGCGTCTTTTCCTGCAATATCGTCTTGTCGGCCCGTGTGTATATTTACACGCACCCTTTCTAGCGCAAGCGGTTCTCTTAACCCTTCGGCACTTGGATGTTTTCACACGCTGCCGATATATTCCTCGATTTGGTGCTAAACGTCTTCTTGACACCGAATGACTGCTTGCAGCTAAACGCCTGCTACCAAGCCTCTTATGAGGGCTAATAGTTTGCATTTCTACATCTCCGGATGTAGAAGACGGTTTAATCTTTCTTGTAAAAAGTCCCATTTAATAAAAGTGAAGAATATAAATTATAATTTCATTAAATAGTTTGAATGTTTTGCTCCACTTTTCTTAAAAGTGGACGCGTAAAGTATTTAGAAACAATTTATTATTAATAATTATAATAAAATGAGTGCAAACCGTTCCGTACAAGCAGCCCAACGCAGGAGAGCAGGAGGTCCCGAGCCCGCCGCCCCGGGTAGAGGTCCTCAACCATCTATTAATTCGTCGCAGATGTTTTCTGGTCAAGGACAACAGCAGCAACAACAACAACAGATTAGACCGGGAACCACTGGTCGTTTAGCAGGCCAACAAGCTCAAGTTCAGCAACAACAGCAACAAATGCAAAATCCTATGCAGCAATCTGGTGAAAGTGGGGTCAGCAAAATCACAATTGCCCAGGCAATTACGCTTACTACCTTACGTTTAGGAAAGGTGGAAATGCAATTATATGAACTTGCTCATCAAATGGCGACAACTGGTGGCGAGCAGGGTTTCAGTGCTTCTGGTCAAGGAGTCCAAGGAGCTGAAGGTATGGAGGATATGGTCCTTATTGATAAGAACCTCATTGATTCTATTATGTCTCGCCTAGAGTCGCTCGAGAAGCGTTCGCCTACTAACGCAGTTGGTACTGGAAGCAGTGCCGATGTTACCTTATTGAAGCAGCAATTTGAGGCCATTAAGCCTTCGATTGCGAATAATACCAAGGTCACTACTGCTTTGACGAAGGAGCAGAAAGAGCACAAGGTCATTGTTGAGGCTCTAAAGTCTGAGATGGCTAATACTAAGGACCTATTGGCTGCACTCCAGACAATGTCAATGGACAATAGTCAGAAGATTTTTCAGATTATGTCGGGTGAACAAGTCATTGCTCAGGATGAGGAAGAGGAAGAGGATACTGGTATCCACTTTTCTGACGTAGCTGTAGTTGATGGAGAATCTGAGGAGTCTGAAGAGGTTGATGGTCTGGAAATTACTGGTAATAGCTTGAAGGGACTCATTGAGCAAGAACTGAACGCTTAAAAAAATATATAATATTTTTCTACTAGTACAAATATTATATTTTCACAATTCCAGCTTAAAATCTTCGTTACAATTTACTCTAAATGTCCGCTGATTTTCCTAAATTACTCTCCGCTATGTGTTATACGCAGAAACACGTCGTCGCATTTGACTACGTCTACTTCAAAAAGATTGCCAACAAAGACACATATGACCTGATTATGCAAGCAATTGTTTGCAATATTGATGCCGTTTTGACGCAATATCAACAATTTGACTGCCACATTACATTGAAAATGATGACAATTGGCGACGTTGACAAACATATGGGCTTCTGGATTAAGTTGGCTGGGGTTCTAAAGGAGCGCTATCAGTCGCAAATGGCTAAGTGCTATATATACGATATACCTGCATTTTTTACCCAGTGCTACAAAATGGTCTCGGTATTCATTGACAAGGTCACTCAGGAGAAGATACAACTTGTTCAACCAAAGAACCAAAATCATTAGTTTGTTGCTAAACACCTCATAATATATGTATTAGTACCACAACCATATGCATATTGACCAGTATTACCAGATATAGTTACTGATTGCCAGTTTTCTTGTGCTGATGATGATTGTGTCCAAGTTACACCTTTATCATCTGACCAATAAATATAATTATTAGTAATACCACTACCACCAGTAGCACAAGCAACTGCATATTGTCCTGTGTTAGATATTGATACTGAATACCACTTTGCAGTTTGTGAAGAAGAAGATAATGCCCAATTTTGACCAGAATTACTTGAATGATAAATTTGACCATTAAAAACAGTAGCAATTGCGTAGAGTCCGCTACTCGATATTGTTATGGAACCCCAATTACGTGACCCAGAACTTGCTGCATTCCAATTTTGACCAGAATCACTTGAATAATATATATTACCACCAAAAGCACAACAAACTGCATATTGTCCAGTAGCTGAGATTGATATGCTTCGAAAATTGTCTTGTACAATAAAAATTGATACGTCTGTCCACGTTTGACCAGAATCACTTGAATAATAAATTATACCTGCTCCTCCAGAGCCAGTACAAGCAACTGCATATAGACCATTACCTGATATTGAGACGGACAGCCAATTTCCTTGTGCTGGCCCTCCTCCTGATGTTAAAGTTGCACCAGTCCACGTTTGACCAGAATCACTTGAATAATATATTTGACCAGATACACTACCACCAATACAAACAACTGCATATTGACCACTACTTGACATTGATATTGAAAACCAATCATTTAGAGCAGGTGTAGGTGTAACTGAGCTTGCAGCCCAGGTTCCTCCATAAGTACCTGACCAATAAATGGAGCCTCCAAATTCACAAGCAACCACAAATTGTCCAGTTGCTGATGTTGATACAGCTGACCAATTACGTGAACCTGAAGAATATGACTGTGGGCTCCAAATGTTATATTTATACAACGGCTCAAACACAGCAGTTAAATCCTGATTTGCATATGTTGTTGACGTATTAGATGAATAATAAATTTGACCACCACCACCACTACTGCAAGCAAGTGCATGTTGTCCGTTACTGGAAATTGATACTGAAGACAAATTAGTTGAAGAAATAGTACCATTTACCCAATTTTTACCATAATCAATTGAACGATAAATTACTGATGCAGCGGCACAAACAATTCCATATTGTCCAGTACTTGACATTGATACTGAGACCCAATCAAATGAGGGTGAAGTTGGAGTTATTGAAATTTGTGGTGTCCAATTAATTCCATAATTATTTGTATAATAAATTTGGCCTGCCCCACTAGTAGGGTCACCACAAGCAATTCCATATTGTCCACTGCTGGATATAGAAATACTAAAATAAAAGACTGACCCCGACGAAATTGCTGCTACTGTCCAATTATTTCCATAATCGTGTGAATAATAAAGTGGTGAAAAAGGTGCACAAGCAAATGCATATTGTCCACTACTAGATATTGATATTGAGTTCCAATTAGTTACTATCGAATTTGCTAATGTCCATGTTACTCCAGAATTACTTGAATAATAAATTTGACCATTCCCACCAGATATAATATTGCAACCAACTGCATATTGTCCGCTACTTGATATTGATACAGAAGTCCACGCACCTCCTATGGAAGATGACAATGCCCATGTTACTCCAGAATTATTTGAATAATAAATTTTACCAGTAGTAGCAGTATTATCACAAGCAATCGCTTTTGTTCCATCACTTGATATAGATGCAGAGTCCCACTGCGCCACTGGAGAACTAGTTGATAATGTCCATGTTACTCCATAATTGCTTGAATAATATAAATTACCACCTAATATACCGGCTATACCATATTGTCCAGTGGTTGACATTGAAAGAGCCTTCCAGTTACCTGCTGCTGGTCCACCTCCTGATACAAAAGTTGCTCCAGTCCAATTCAATCCCGTGTTATATTGGTTAATTTCTGCGGTATAGTTAGACGGGGTTATTGATAACGGCTCTGGAGAAAATGTTTGTAATGAGAATATGGTTCCAATATCTACGCTACTTTGATTATAATTTGTTATTATATCTCCATAATATGATTGATTTTCTGTATTTAAAATATTGCTTAAATCGACTCCAGTTGATGTATAATTAGTGGGTAATACTGACATTATATAATTATATAAGAGATATAATTATAAATTCTTACAGCTTAAACACAATTTGTTAGTTTATTATATTTTTAAAGATAATAAATGGAATTAGTTACTGAACCTGATATTTATAGCCCAAGCATTGACGATAAAGGCTCATATATTGACAAAGTGCCGCCATTCAATTACATTAAGAAGGGACTCGTTTGCCCTTGTGGTTCCAGAAAAGACAAAGTTTACGAATCACATAGCGTTTTTGTCACACATACGAAGACAAAGGCTCATCAGAAATGGATTGAGTCACTCAACTTAAACCGTTCTAACTTTTATGTGGAACTAGAGAAGTCCAAAGAAGTAATTTCTAGTCAGCGACTTATTATTGCAAAACTGGAAAAGGATGTCAATAATAAGATTATGACGATTGATTATTTGACACAACAGCTACACAAGAATCTGCCGAATGCAAATGCGAATACAACAATCAATCTGTTAGATTTGTAAATCATAAACCTTTTCCACTTTTAAAAAGGTTCTGCTGCGCTAAGAGCCAAACTATTAATTTGGATTGTTTGGCTCTTTGCGTTCGCTTAACGCTTTTCAAAGGTGGACAAGTGTTTTCTCCTTTTGTTCCTGTCTCCAATGTTTCTTACCACTATATAACAAGTGTGCAACATTGTGCTTGAAATAGAAATAAATACCGTAATCTATACCGTATAAACGATACGATATGCTTGTGTTTGGTGACTTATATGCATATGTGATATCTGTTGTATATGTAATGTCAGTCGTCCTGTTAATTTCACTATGATTTATTTTATTATTAAACAACTCTAAATGAACAGCATTAATTGCTCTTGTATACACCGACGGACCCGTCATTTGATGAATATCATTCGGGTAACTATTGTTTTTAATATTATCAACAACGAGTTCGATTGTCTTTTTAAGAATTGGATGCTCCTTTGAAAATATTAGTGCCCACTGCACATACAAATCTGGGTTGCCTTCTGCTGTTATAATGGCTTCATCTTCGTCTTTAATGAGCTCTCTTAATGGTTGTCTTATGTTTGAATCCATATCTAAATACACGCCTCCATATTTGTATAAAACTAGATATCGCCAAAAATCCACCTTTGCTACAATAATATTCAGTTTATTATAGCAGTCTGCTATTTCACCTTTGTAATGTTCGTTTACAAATTTATCCATATCATCGTCGTTATACAAATGATATGTGTATTCTGGGTTTAATTTTTTAAACGTATCTATCTTTTCTTGCACCAGTGGATGCAATTTGTTAGTGAACCAAGACTGAAATATGTTTTTTTCAATCATAAAAGTAATATAATATAATATATTACTTTTTTTGTATGCGAACTAGGAAATGTTGTAATAATTGTTTTTGTAATGAAAAGATATTAAACCTTGTTTCTAATAATAATTATATTAAATACTAATGAAGTTCTCAATTGAAAATAAAACCAAATTAGAAATGTTCGTTGCGTTGTTCCAGTTGCTTAAGAATTGGAGTACGCAATTGAACCTGCAGTTTGAGCCTGACCAGCTCTATATCCAGACGATGGACAAGTCCCACATTTGTTTGTCTAATATTGTTATCAAGGCGTCGTGGTTTTCCGAATACTTTGTTGAGGAGGCAACAAGTATTTCAGTTGATACTGGCAGTTTTGCTACTATGATGAACTATGCTGTCAAGCATAATAAGGTTGATATCATTTTCAATGATGCTGACAAGTTGTTTATTAACTTAACCAGCGGAACTGCAACTGCTTCTACAGCTGGAACGGTGTCAACAAATTTTGACCACTTCTTTGAATTACCGCTAATGGACGTTGAACAGGAGAATTTATCAATTCCCACAGTTGACTACGATGTGGAGTTTTCGATGGATTCTAAGAAGTTTAGTGATTTAATTTCAGAATTAATGGTTTTCGGACCGAACCTCAATATTATCTGCACAGAGGAAGTATTGGAGTTCAATTCGTCGGGCGACACAGGCAAATTGAAGGTGAATATTCCTATTGATAGTTTGAATGAGTTTGCCATTTCGGAGGGAGAGAAGCTGGATATTTCGTATAGTTTAGCGCATATTGGCAAGATGTGTTTGTCGACGAAGTTGGGTGGCGAAATTGGCGTCGGGATTAGTGCGGAATATCCAATGTCTTTAAAATACAGCTTGGGCGAGGAGAGCACTGTTGCGTTTTTTGTGGCGCCAAAGATTGCTGACTAAGTGCAAATGAAATAGTAGTGAGTATTAATTAAAATAATTATATTTGGTTATTTTAATTAGATAATATGAGTGATAATAAGGGTAAATTAACGGCTTTAAAATCATCTATGCGTAAAATTTCAAAAAATTATGCAACTCCTAATCAAAAAACTGATTTTTTAATAACTGAAAATAAATCTGTTGAATTTGGACCTACAACTGACACATCTACAGGCGAAGAATTATCAACTGAGTCTGTTAGTGTTCGTCGTAAAAAAATTGGTCGACGAGGTCCACGTGTTTTTACTGGTCTAGCGTCAACAATAGTAGATAATCCAGAAGAAGAAGGTGATATTCAAAAAAAGGACCTATTTTTAACTCCAAGAGACAAGGACAAACTAACTGAAAATTTAAATTGGTGGTTTCAAAATTGGCAAGACCCCAATAGTGTTCAAAACCTTCAAAAATCTGCAAATACAGATAATCCTAACCAAGGTCAATATTCTAAAGAGGGAAGAGTAAATATTGTTAGAATTGTAAATGGTAATCCAGTAGGAAAGGAAATAACACCTGATGATATTAAAGCAACTAATGATTATGTGTATAGGGTTAGAATATGTGAAATCGCTAAAACTTGTGTTACTTATGCTATATCTGGAGCATTTCTAGCTAAAAAATTTGGTCTTTGGGGTGGTCGGACAACTAGACGCAACAAACGAAGCAAAAGGACTAAACGAAGCAAAAAGACTAAACGTAGAAAATCTTCTCGTTGAAACTTAGAAATTAATTTATTATTTTTATGTAACAATAATGTTAAAAATAATAATAGCGTTTTTCATCTTCTGTGTAATTCTTTTCTTCTACCTGCATATCCAGTTTCATCTCAAGACAAGTAATGA